CACGTTACAGTTTCGCACCGATACAGGCTACAGCAAAAACACGATTCAGGTTATCGCTATCGACGGCGCAGTCGAAACCACGGTGTTTACTGGTAGCATCAACCAAGCGTGGGGGGATTACCGTTCCGCCCCGGATGTTTTTTTGATGGTTCAAGCCCAAGCGGCGGGGCTGGCGAATATCACGCCAATGCTGCCAACGAGCTATCGCGGGTCGGTGGACGTGGCTACTGCTATAGGACAGATTGTCCAAAGCCTGAGTCAAACGACGAATCCGGGACTAACTTTTAAGAACAACGGCGTGGATATACGCCTGAACAATCTGGCGATAACTGGTTCGGGTTGGGAACAAATGCAGGCTATCAAGAAAGCAGCCCACATAGAGTTGTACTGGTATCCGACCGGCATTGTATCTATTTGGCCTTCGGGAACTACTGCCCCGACTATTGCAACCGATGGGGATAACAACACCACACTGACGCTGAGTAGTTACCCCCTAATTTCTCCGCAGACCGGCTTGATAGGTTATCCGATATTCAACGGCCCTGGAATCATTTTTCGGTGCATTTTTAACCCCAGCATTTATCAAGGGCAGAGGGTAAAGGTGGATTCGAGCATTACCAGAGCCCAGGGTATATGGCAAGTAGCATCCATTGATCACATGCTGGAAAGCGAAAAACCGGGCGGCGCGTGGGAATCTACAGTAAGCGCAATTCTGCCGTCAGGAGTGTATCCATATGCCGCCCCTGCCGACTAATACGCTCTATGGGATGCTCAACCCCGCAACTAACTGGGGAGAGTACAATGGGATTTATTTTGCCATTAAACAAGCCATCGTCAAAATGCAGACGGCTACGATAGTGCAAGTATTGGCGTGCTCCAACGATGGCGGCGTGTCTCCCTTTGGAACTGTCGATGTGCAGCCGATGGTCAACCAAATAGACGGAAATAATCCGCCTAACTCGGTGGCTATGCCGCCGCTATACGGACTACCCTACTTACGTATCCAAGGCGGCAGCAATGCGATTATCATCGACCCCCAAGTGGGAGACCTTGGGATTGCGGTTTTTGCCTCCCGAGATATTTCGAACGTGCAAGCCAACCAAGCCCAGTCTAACCCCGGCTCCTGGCGAACGTACGATCTTGGAGATGGGATGTACCTGGGCGGTCTCCTCAATCAAATGCCCTTACAATACATCCAGTTTAACGATAATGGGATTTCTATCGTGTCCCCGACCGCTGTGACAATTAACGCCCCCGGCGGCTGTAACATCGTCGGTCCGGTAACTGCCAACGGGCTTGCGGCGGGGAATCTTACTCCAAGCAGTGGCGCAAACGGCACCTTTTCGACCGGCACCGGACAAACCGTAACCGTGCAGGATGGCATCATCATAAGCTTTTAAGGATTCGCGATGAATACCCAATACTATACAAACGTAGCTTCTGAACTTACCGCCATCGCCGATGACCTGAATCGGTTTACGCTTTATGTCCAAGCCGCCACCTCCGTGGGTAACATGTCTTGCCCACAACTAACGTCTCTCTCAAATACGGCGGGGGAGAAATTATCTACGGCTTCTTCGCAATCTTCCACCCTTGGTAGCAAAGTCCTGAGCGATATCTCCACGCTGGAAACTAACATCGGGTTGGCACAGGCTGCTCTTGCTCCCTTGCTAGTTGCCCCTACCGATCTGCCCAGCGTGATTACCTGGATAACTGCCGTTATCAACCAATATGCGGGACCAAACGCCGCATACACTGCTCAGCTTGGCGAGCTTGCTATCCAAGCGGGGCTCATGGCATCGGCGGTGGCTGACTGCACGGCAGTTATTGCATCTTCGACCAGCAGCATCAATAATGCCCTCGCTGCCGCCAAAGCCAAGAAAGGATGTAGTTAATGGGAACTGTAACTTACTCAACCTGGCTTTTAGATCAAAATGCCTGGGACTTAGTGCTGGATAGCTCTCAGAATATTGCCCTTGCTACACCTCCATATGCCCTGGCGCAGGATGTAGCTTCCGCAATCCGAACGTTTCTCGGCGAGGTCTGGTACAACACCGAGCTTGGTGTGCCCTATTGGACTACCGTGCTTGGACAGCTACCGCCCTCCGCCCTGCTTAAACAACTGCTTATCGAGCAGGCTCTCATAGTTCCTGGCGTTGTAACTGCTGCTATAACTATCACATCCTTCAATTATAGAGCAGTCAAGGGGCAAGTTACTTTCACCGACGTGAACAACCAGACCACGGTTATCAACTTTTAAACGTATTTTATGTTAGGGGCTCCATGGCAACCACCAATGTACCACCTATCCAATTCACCTCCACCGGCGTCGTGTTGCCAACGGAGGCTGCAATACTCGCTGGAGTGCAGCAAGACTTCAACTCTGCCTTCGGCGGGGGCTTGAATCCTGCACTCAATACGCCACAGGGGCAGCTTGCCACCAGTGAGTCGGCGGTCATTGCAGACGCGAACAACCAAATTTTGTACCTGACAAACCAGATGGACCCTCAATTTGCCTCTGGTCGATTCCAGGATGCCTTTGGACGGCTCTACTTCCTCAGTCGCCGCCCTGCTACCTCAACCCTGGTAACCTGCACCCTGGTAGGGCTTGCAGGCGCTACGGTGCCCGCTGGCGTGTTGGCGACCGACACCAGTGGTAATACCTACTCCCTGGTCAACAGCGTCACCATCGGGGTCGGGGGCTCTGTTACGGGTACCTTTGCGAATGTCTTGAGCGGCCCAATTGCCTGCCCCGATGGCACCCTGACAGGAGTATATCAAGCCATACCCGGCTGGTCGAGTATCAACAACCCTCCGATTGCCACGTCGCCGCCAAGCCCGTCGGCTATTCCAGGACAGGACGTGGAAACTCGCAGCGAGTTCGAATTCCGCCGCCAGAACTCGGTCGCGGTCAATGCCGAAGGCGTCGTACCCGCGATCTACGGTAATGTTTTCGGTGTGACGGGGGTCACTGACTGTTACGTCATTGATAACCCATCCGGCAGCGTTGTACTCGCGGGCGCTACTAACTATCCCCTGGCTCCGCATTCAATTTATGTAGCCGCCGTGGGGGGCACAGATGCCGACGTTGCCCAAGCCATTTGGGATAAGAAAGACGTTGGGGCAAGCTACAACGGGAATACGACCGTCGTCGTAACCGATCCTTCGGGCTATAACTACCCACCGCCAGCCTACAACGTCACCTTTGAACGCCCCTCGGAATTGCCCATCTACTTTTATTGCGAAGTGGTTGCAAACCCATCCCTGCCGAGTAACATAATCACGCTCGTACAGCAGGCAATTTATAACAGATTTTACGGTCTTGATGGGACTACCTTGGAGCGTATTGGATCGACTGTTTTTTCCACGCGATACTATTCGGCTATCGTAGCAGCCTCTCCCAACGTGGTGGTCTATTCGCTCGGCGTGGCAACGATAGGCTCCCCACCCGCTACCGGCTTCTCTGTGGCTGTGGGAATCGACCAGGAACCCGTAACTACGCTTGGAGACATCCAGGTCATCTTGGTATCGCCGTAAAATGTATATCACCATCAATATCGTTTCCGTCGCGGTTGTGAATACTGGGCTATACGACCCCAGTATTCTGACGGTTGTCTTCGTATCTCCGCCCCCAACGGGCGAACCATACACCTTTGTGGGCTTGACGAATTACCCGCTGCTGAACGGCGTTACCCTCACCCCCGTGAGCGCAGCGGGTAATTCCGCGGTCTTCTCCTACACAGTAGACGCCCCAGACTATGGACCTGCCGCCGACACGGGTAGTGCGATTACCGTTGGTCCGGATAATCCCATTCCAACTGCGCTGCTGAATCAAACAGTCATCAGCCAGTATGGTAATTCACCGACGCTTCTCGCTCTTGTCGGAAGCCTGAATCTCGCAATCAACCCAAGCACCAACATAGATAGGTTTTTCGATTTTGTGTTCAATGTAGAAACGGCTATCGGCGTCTTTCTCGACGCTTGGGGAAGAATAGTCGGTATCAGTCGCAACCTGACTGTAGATAGCGCCCCCTATAGCTTGACAGACACCGAATATAGAACTCTT